TAAGGAAAAACAAATGAACAGAGAGCGTATCAGAGAGCAGCTTATACTACATGAGGGGCTCAGGCTGGAGCCTTATCGATGTACGTCCGACAAGCTCACGATTGGAGTGGGCCGCAACCTAGATGACCGAGGTATCTCAGAGGTAACTGCAATGCAGATGCTCGATGAGGACATCGATATCGTCTACGAGGAGCTACAAAAGGTCTTCGAGGACTTCACAGATATGCCAGAGATCGTCCAAGAATCACTGGTCGATCTTGCCTTTAACATGGGTACTCCGACCTTACTAAAGTTTAAAGCCGCTGTACGGGCCTTAAAAGCCCAGCAATGGGGTACTGCTGCCGACCAGATATTGGATTCGAGGTACGCAAGACAGGTGGGTCAGAGGGCACAAACTGTCGCTGACAACATAAGATCATGCGGCTAAGGAACCATGTTGCTAAGACACTGAGGGAGGCCAGATACAAACCTAAAGTGATCAGGAGCAAGAAAGTCTATAATCGTAAAAAGCAAAAAACACCGATACGAGGCCCAATGAGGCTATCGGTGTTTTTTAGTTTTGCGTTAGATCGGATGATCAGTTAAGAACCTGTGCAGCGGTTCCGTAGCTCAACTGGATAGAGCAACTGCCTTCTAAGCAGTAGGTTCGGGGTTCGAGTCCTCGCGGAATCGCCATTACCTTTTAGGATCATAGATGCGTGGTTTGCGCTCTTCCTGTGGTGGTAGTTCCTTGATTGCACAATCAGCACAGATGTACCAACCACTGCGATCATAGAAAGCATAGTTCTTTCTACACTTGTCGCACTTGGGTCGCTCTCTTGTCATGACGCGATATCCACGATCTCACATGCTCCAGAAGTACACGCCAAGGTCTGTGATCCAGAGGTGCTGTCTTCAAGCTCATAGAACCTAAGATCATCCCACACCAGCTTTACAGGCATCTTAGCTTTCATCTCATCATACTCCTCCTCAGTACATTCTTGGTAAGGAGCTTGAGCGTATGTGTGGTCGGAGTGTGGTAGAAAGCTGATACCACTGCACAGATCGAAGTTCTCATAGACCCATGCGCCCACTGCAAGCCACTCAGGATCACGAACTGTGATGGTCACAGATGGTTTATGCTCACACCACTCCTCAGCATAGGTCTTCCAAAGCTCTAGCTGTTCCACGGCTGTCATCTTGTTTCTTGTGACTGCACCTTTTGGTGACTTAGTTGGAAAGCTAAAAACAGTAGTGCTGTCGGGCTTCATGACATCAGGCTCCGCTGGTATCCCCGCATCCTTCAGGAATTGTGTCAGCGGGTCTTTGTTATCGCCCCGCACTGTGCGGATGTAATAGTCAGAATGTCGTGCGTGGATGCCACTAGCACTGTCAACTAATTGACTGACTGTGCCGGAAGGTTTGACACAAGTAATAGCGGCAGAGACCTCTATTCCCATCTTGTCTGCATACTCTTTGTTAGTATCAATGGCAGTCTGCTTCATCTCAGCCAACCAGCGTGGGCTATCGACGTTCTTAGACAACACAGGATGATCCATGATTCCTGTCAGAGACACGCCCAGCAGCCGCTCCTCAGCAGTGTTCTTAGTCCACACTTTGCGAAGGTAAGGCATGTGAGTAAACGTAGCCTGTGCTGTACCAAGGATCGTGGCAAGTCTGACCTTACGCTTAAGGCTCTCCAGATCATCATGCTCCCGCACGACAACCTCAGTCAGATTGCAGAACTGACCACCAGTACCAGCTAGGTAGTTACCGTTGCTGTCTATCTTTGGTCCTCTTAGGATGATCTCGCTACATGGGTTTGTGCCCCAAGCATAGCCTGTGTCTCGTCTACCGTTCTTAGCCACATGAGCTTCTGCTGCTACACGGCTGAAGATACCACGCTCACCAGACTTAGACTCAACCAGAGCAAGCCATTCCCGCATGAATGTCTCCATGTCAGGCTTCTCTGTATAGCAAGCTGAGTTATTAGCCAAAGCTCGTTGCGGCTCAGTCTCCCACCACTGGCCAGACTTTGCATGGGACATTCTCTGGTCACTTAGGTTGCTGAGGCTGATCATTGCTGATCTGCGTACACCACCCACAACGACGACCTCACCGATCTTACACATGATGTCATGGACTTCGATGCTATTGAGCTTGCGTCCAGCAGCACCCTTAAACTTGGCGACAACAAACTTAAACAGATCATCAAGAGGCTCAGGACCACTGGCGCGGCCCCCAAACGTCTTGAGGCGGCTACCAGCAGGACGTACTTTGCTTAGATCCCAGCGTGGTATGTCGCCAACATAGAGAAGACTGATGAGCTTACGCAGTGCAGTAGCCCACCCCTCCTTAGAGTCCTTAACCACGATGACATCTTCGCCGTCTTCGATGGACCCACAGATATCTGGTAAGCAGTTAATAGACTGCCTTTCGACTGAGAACCCAACACCTGTGCCACATAAGAGGATGAACATTGCCTCATCAAAGGCTCTTGGGTGATCTACAGGCAAATAAGAACAATTATATATACAAGTGTTATCACGATCAGCAGCAACACCAGCGGTCATCAAGGCTCTCATAGATGGCATGACCTCTAAGCCAAGTATTGCATCCTCAAGCTCCTCAAGATCAGAGGCTGAGAGGACTACATTGTCACTCTCTGCGAGGTAATCTATGTAACGCTGGACTGTCTCAGACCATGTTTCGCGCCTGTTTTCATCTTCAAGCCATCTAGCGTATCTGCTTGTAGCAATAAAGGTCTGGTAGTCTGTAGGCAATAGGTTACTCATGGCTTGGGTTCCTCCCTTCAAGCTGGTTGATACGCATTTCGCAGTAGCGGATGGCTTTTCTGATATCGTTGATCTCTGATTGAACAGAGTCTTGGTTTGGGTAGAGCTTGGTCCCTGCTCTGGACACATACTTGATGACGTTACCCACCCAAAAAGAAAGCCCGTTAGACATGATGAAGTCTACGGGCTGGAGCCTGTGTTGAGCGTAATGCTCTGGTTGTTTTATTGTATCAGGTGGCGGGGGTTTCTCGTAGTGTCGTTCTCCCGCTTTATTCTTCATAAACTCTTCATGCCGCATGGCTGGCTCCCGTATAGAGTATTGGTTTCTTCTTCTTAGCGTCCCAATCTTCCCACCTCAGTATTCGAGCAAGACGGGCTTGGGTCAGTGCATCTTCCTTAGTAAGACCCGCATCTAAATAAGCCTTTTCGACAAGGGACCATGCGGGTCTCTGTCCTAGCAGCTTCTCAGCAGTCTTCGGCCCGTACCCTTTGAGGCCGGAATAGCCGTCAGTGAGATCCCCTGTGAGGCACTGCATCAAGAAGTGCTTGTCAGCTTCTTCAAGCGATGTATGAAACCGCTCTTGAGACATTGGCCTGTAGAGCTTTGCTGGGATGCTCTTCATGTCCTTGTCGTCAGACACGATGATGGCTTTGCCCTTGTTCTCAGGCTTAGTGGCTAAGATGCCCATGACATCATCAGCTTCGAGGCTAGGCATTGTAATTGTGTCAAAGTGGTGCTTTGCCCAATCAAGCATGGCGATATAGCCAAGAGGCTTTCGGGTCTTTTTCCTGTTACCTTTGTATGTGCTGCTGACTTGTTTGCGGAAGTTAGATGTAGACGACAAACATAGAAGCACCTTGTCACTGTGGAGAGTTTCTCTGAACGTATCTACTTGATCGAAGAACAACTCCTTAGCCAGCTTTAGATCAGTGTCTAAGCTCCACAGATTAGCTCCCTCATCTTCATCCCAGCAGATTTCCTGTTCTGTCGCAGCCGTGGCCCGATACAGATACAGATCGGCGTCAATCAATAACATTCTCTAGCTCCCTCAAGTATTCGCCACCAAAGTCTGAGAGGTGCCAGATGTTGCCCCACTCTTCTTCGGATAGCTTAGTTGTGATTAGGTTTTCTGTGGCTGCTACAGCGATCATGGTTGCAGCGTCCCGTGCGAACTTGGACTTTGTGGTGAACCCGCCAAGCTGGGCTTTCTTCAGAACAACAAACATAGCCAGTAAGGCTTCGTCTGTTCTTTGGTCGATGTCAGTGGGTGTCAGCCCAGCTTCTTCCGACTGCATACTCTGCGTCGATTGGGATTCTGAGGCTGTACGCTTCTCCAGCTTCTTTCGCGCATCTTCGAGCGAGATCACCGACATATTCTTCCTGTCCTTTCCTGACTGCGATCTGCACCTCGTCGTGAATCCACCCGACAATCGTGCAGTCCAGTTTCTTTTCTTTGATTGCTTTGGAGATAAGGGAGACCCACTTCGAGCAAATGACTGCTCCTGCTGATTGCAAGAGACTGTTCAAGCTCGTATGGCTGGAGTTGACCTTGATGCGGTTACTACCAAGGGTCTTAATGAAGCCCTTTGATGCTGCTTTCTCCACATTGGTCTTTAAGAGACCATAGGCAGGGACGGCTTGAATGAAGTTATCCTTTAGTCTTTTTCCTTCTTTGGCTCCTTTGCCAACGATGGAACCGACTTTGGCATCTCCCGCTCCGTAGAGTGTAGCGTAGAGCCATGTTTTTGCTTGGTCCCGTGTAGCAAGT